AAGGAGCATTCCGGGGAAGAATCTGATGCTGCTTTCGACACGGAGTTCAGAAGGGACTGACCATGTTGTGCTATGGGCTGCTTTTCGTGATGTGGTGTGGAGAGCAGCAAATGCCGCTCCACACGTATTGCCAACTGTATGCCCCGGTCTACTGGTCGAGGGCAGATACTAGAAGGACGAAAGAACAAATCGACACGAATAATAGAGTATGGAAGTCGGTTTGTAAAAATCTCCCACATTCGCGGTAGCGTCTTGTTAATCAGGGGAAAGGCCATGCTCAGAGTTGTTGGTGGAATAGGGCAGAGTGATTCGATATTGAGGATCACTGATGTTGTAGCAGCTGGAGCGATTTTGACACCAGTATGGTGGCAAAAGGCGCATAGTTGGAGCGTTGTTTCGGCGGATGTTCTGCAATTTATGGGTATTGCATGGATTCTGCTGCAAGCGGTGGTTTTGATTTACAAAACCTGGATAAGAAAATGATCGTGGTCATTTTGATCTGCTCGTCAGCGTTGGCGAGATTGGAGTGCACAGAGCAGACTGCGAGGGCAGTGTTGTCTGTGAAAGCAGATCAAATTGGCTGTGCGTCGCCTGCGACGTTTGTGATGTTGACGGGTGGAGTTGGGGTAGGCGAAGGTGAGTTTGCAAGGGTGAAGTGTGGGAGAAGAAAATGAGAGTTATTTTAGCGTTTTTGCTGCTGTGTGGCTCGGCTGAGGCACAAACCTGGTCTATTTTAAATAGAACTGCGTCAGTTAGAGTAGATGCAGGGGGAAAAAGTTTTTTTGATTGGCCAAGAATAAAGCCTGGGCCGAATTATTTAACTACAAATGTAAAAGGGCTGAAAGGCACTGGTATTGGCTTGGCTTATACTATTCAAACTCAAGGAACTCCGTTTTTTGATTGGAGAACGAAAAGTAATAATACTTGTCAAGATACAGGAGGAAAGATTAGACTTTTTATTCAGCGTCAAGGTGACAATATGTCAATGCGGGGAGCATATGCACAATATAGGTATTGGGCGACAGAAGGTTTTAGGTATTTAAGTTCTGGTTCTTGGACTGTTCAAGCGGTATTTGATCCAGCGAAGTGGACAGATACGCTAGGGCAGCCGGGGACAAAGTATCCTGATCGGTTTAGACAGGCGATAGCATATGCGGGAAAAGTTGGTGTAACTTTTGGGGGAGGTTGCTTTTTTGGGCATGGTGTATGGGTGACTGGTGGGCAAGCTAGGATGACGGTAGATGCTTTCGTGAAGGAGTGAGAGATGAAGAAGATGACTATGAAGGAATGGGAAAAGTCCGAGATGGATAAAAAGAAGGATGCAAAATTGAGGAAGAAGGGGGTTAAGGAGGGATCGAAGAAAGATGTGGCAATGGACAAAAAGGGGCTTGCCGCGTATAATCGGGGCAAGAAGTAGGCCCATCAGGAACTGAGTTGGTCATGGACCTAACAACACAAGATGCGAAGGTGATTGAATGGCCAGAAAAGCTACAATGCTTGTTCTGGCCAGAAGTCAATGGAATGCCCGTGAGATACCGGGTGCTCTATGGCGGTCGTGGTGGAGCAAAGAGCTGGGGCATTGCCAGAGCGCTCGTTGTTCTCGGCGCGAAGAAGCCCCTTCGTATCTTGTGTGCCAGAGAGTTGCAGAACTCGATCCGAGACTCAGTGCACAAAGTCTTGACTGATCAGATTGAATACACCGGGCTCGGGGCGTATTACTCGATTGAACAGGCTAGGATTTTCTGCCCGTCAACAGGCACGGAGTTTTCGTTCGAGGGCATACGGAATAACGTCTCGAAGATTAAGTCGTATGAAGGCGTGGATATTTGCTGGGTTGAGGAAGCGAATAAAGTTACGAAAAGTTCGTGGGAGATCCTGCTCCCGACCATCCGAAAGGAAAACTCGGAAATCTGGGTTTCCTTCAATCCAGAACTCGAAAGCGATGATACTTACGTCCGGTTCGTGCTGAACCCGCCGAAAAATGCAGTTGTGCAAAAGATTTCCTGGCGGGATAATCCGTGGTTTCCGCAGGTTTTGAAGCAGGAAATGCTCGACTTGAAAGCGCGGAACCGAGATGATTATCTGCACGTTTGGGAGGGGGAGTGTAGGAAGAGTTTGGAGGGGGCGGTTTACGCGGATGAACTACGCGACTGTGCAGAAGAGGGCAGGATCACGCGTGTTCCGCACGTTCCGTCAAGCACCGTGAATTTGTATTTCGATCTGGGTCGCTCGGATAGCACTTCGATCATCTTCGAGCAGTATGTCGGGATGCAGAGGCGGATTGTTGATTTTTACGAAAATCGGCTGAAGGCCCTCGACCATTACATCCACATTCTAAAAACTCGCCGGGGATCGTCTGGAGAACTTTATGATTATGGAACCTGCTGGCTCCCCCACGATGCAAGAGCCGAAACCCTGGGATCAAGAAAGTCTATTGAAGAGCAGATGCGGGAGGCAGGATTTGCCGTCCGAGTTGTCCCGAGACTTTCGAAGTTCGACGGCATTATCGCTGCAAGGAGCGTATTCCCCACTTGCTGGTTTGATGCTTCGCGGTGTGAAAAGGGACTTCTTCATGCTCTTCGCCATTATCACTATGAAGAAAATGTGAAAACTGAGACGTTAAGTGCGGAGCCAAAACATGACTGGTCATCACACGCGGCAGATGCTTTTCGGTATATGGCGATCGCCTCGCAAGGGGAAAGTGATCGGAGGGGCTCGAAGGTGAGGGGGGCGTTGGCTAGGCTTGCGCATAATTCTGGGCTTTTTCGGTCGAACGATGATCTGGGGTGGTTGGGATGAACGAGAAATTTGACGCACTTATCCGTCGCGCGAGAGAGCGGTTTCGTCGTTGTGAGGAGTGGGAGAGTTACTTCCGGCGACTGTTTATCGATGATATTCGCTTTGCAAACGCAGACCCGGATAATAAGTTCCAGTGGCCGACGACGATGTTTAATGATCGGACCAATGCTGGACGCCCGGCCCTGACCATTAACAAAACTCGGCAGCACAATCTGAACATCATTAACGATGCGAAGATGAATAAGCCGGGGATTAAGTATCGGGCGGCTGGGAATGGGGCAACGGCGGAAGCGGCTCGGATTTGGGACGGGATCGCGAGGCATATTGAATATCAGAGCAACGCGCAGGCGCATTACGATATTGCCACGACGTTCCAGGTGAATGCAGGCCTCGGCTATCTCCGAGTCATGACGGACTACGTGGATGATAATTCGTTCGATCAAGACATTTACGTCTGCTCTATCCCGGACCCTCTGACAGTCTATCTCGATCCTGACGCGAGGGGGCCGGTGAAGGAGGACGCGAGGTTTGGATTTATCTTCGAAGATCTCCCGAAGGAAGTGTTTGACCAGAAGTATCCGAGGTATGTGCAGTATGCAGGGGCTTCGAGCTTCGGGCCAGATTTTGGCTGGAGTAATGAGGATCATGTAAGAGTTGCGGAATACTTCGAGGCAGAGGATGTTGAGGATTTCCTGCTGCTGACGGAGGGGGATGCCGGGCCGGTGACGCTGCTGGAGTCTGATGTGAAGCGGCTTGATCCGAAAAACCCGCTCCTGACAGACCGCCAGACCCGCCGCCGTCCAATCACACGCCGCCAGATCAACTATCACTTCATCGTCGGAAATCATGTGGTGGAGGAAGAGGAAAAGGTCTGGATTGGGCAGACTATTCCGATTATTCCGGTGATTGGAGAGGAAGTTATTATTGATGGGGTGATGGATCGGAAGGGGCATACAAGAGCGCTGAAAGACCCGCAGAGGATGTATAATTATTGGGCGTCGGCGGCGGTTGAATATGGAGCCTTGCAGAGTAAAACTCCGTGGATTGTCGGGGTAGAAAGCGTTGAAGGCTATGAGACATATTGGGCTTCTGCGAACACGCAGAATCATGCGTATTTGCCTTATAAATCTGTTGGAGACGATGGTAAGCCTTTGCCTCCACCTACTCGTGTTGAGCCACCTGTCCCGTCACCGGTTGCGCTGAAAGGCATGGAGATCGCGAACGTCGAAATGCAGATGGTTTCGGGGCAATACGAAAACCAGTTAGGGCAGCAAGGCAATGAGCGAACTGGGAAGGCCATCGCGGAGCGTCAGCGCCAAGGCGATCGAGCGACTTATCATTACATTGATAATCTTGCTCTTGCTATCCGTCAAGTGGGAAAGATTATACTTGACCTCGTTCCGAAGGTTTATGATACAAACAGGGTCATCTCGATCCTTGCTGAAAATAATGAGAGTTTGGAGGTCAAGCTCGATCCGCAGCTCAAGCAGGCTCACGCGCTGGAAGTTAATGAAAATCAGGAAGTGATTGGAAGGGTGCTGAACCCTGGGATCGGCACTTACGAGGTGATGGCGGATGTGGGGCCAGGCTATGCCACGAGGCGGGAAGAGGCGTTTAATGCGCTGACCCTGATCCTGACACAAAATCCTGCACTCTCCGGGATCATCGGGGATATTATGTTCCGCGCGGGAGATTTCCCGATGGCGGAAGAGGCGGCAGAGCGGCTCAAGCGGATGGTCCCGCCGCAGGCTCTTGGCCAAGGCCCGACGCAGAACGAGCAGATGCTTATGGCGCAGTTGCAGCAGATGCAGGAAGCGCTCAAGCAGTCGCTTGACGAACTTGCGAAGGAGAAGGGTAAGGCGCAGGCGAGGCTGGAAAAACGCGAGGTCGAGGTTTACGACGCGATCACGAAACGGCTCGATATTTTGCTTAAAAATGCTGGGCTGACGGGGCCGCAGACACAGCTGCTTGGGGATCAGGCCCTCAAGGAGAGCGTTGAGGTTCCGATCAGTGATACGTATGAGGGGCATCAGGAAGAGATGCCTGAGAGGCAACAGGACTTCGGGTTTTAGGAGGATTAGATGAGCTACTTTGATGAAATGCTCGGGAATGTGCCGGAAGGACTGATTGGCCTTGGCCAGGGGCTTTACGATCAGGCTACGAACCCGCTCGCCGCGTTGCAGTCTGTCGCGGATTATGCGTCGCATCCGCTCGATACTGCGGAGCGTGCGTATGGGCATTATGCGAGAAGGTATAAGAATCTGCCGGTTGCGCAGGAGACTTTCAGGCGTGATCCGGTTGGCGCAGCGATGGATTTTTTGCCGCTGGCGATGATGCGAAGGGGGGCGGGCCTTCGTCCGTTAGAAGGGGAAATAATGCCCCCAAATAGAAGGCCGGTTGCCGGGGGAATGGCGGGCCGTGAAGGGCCTATTGTGGAAGGGCGGGCCGGTGGCCCCGGTCTAAATTCGCCCCCACCACGGGCCATTAGCGGCCCGCCTATGCCGCCCCCCGCGAACAGTCCGCCAATGTCTGCTTACGACCGCAACATGATGGCAGCTTATTACCGGAATAAGGGCCGGGGAGAGTATGGCCCTTACACTCCAGGGGCGCGGAATGGCCCCTTCCGGGCTGAGGACTTCGGGAATTACTGGCAGGAAGGGGGGCAGTATTTCGATCCGAGGTTCGAGGACATTCCAGAACTTCGAGCAGTGCGGAATAATCAGGAGTTTTATTCGCCTGGGATGATGGATGAGCTTGCGGCGAGGATGCAGGCAGGGGATCGGAGGGCGTTTCGGGAATGGCAGTATGGCCCGAACGCTGACAGGCCGAATTATGGAGAGGCGCCTGCCGGGCCATCCCCTTTCGAGCGTATGCCGAGGCCGGGCGTGAAGCAGGCTCCCGGACCGAAGCCTTTTACTTTCGGGGGAGAGGGGAAAGGCTATTTCGGGGAACTGCCTGCGCCGGGCATGGAGCGGCCAGTGCCGGGACCTGACGGCTTTGTCCAGCGCGGTGGGCCGAGAGGGGGCCTTCCGGCTGGCATTGATGCTGGACTGTCGCAGGAGGAAATCCGTGCGATCCCGCATTTCGCTCGCCCACCGGGCACGGCCATGACCAGATCTGGTGGGCCGATCGAGGGAGAATTTTACGATGTGCTGGGTTTGCCGGGGCCAGCAGCGGCAAGGAGGAATGGCCTTGGCCGCGCGATGATGATGGGTGCTCCAGCAGTCGCCGCTGGGATGATGATGCCTGGCGCTCCGGGGTCAGGTGTGACGGCAGATGTAAGTCCGCTTTACGGGCCTCCGGCTGGAAATGCACTCGGGCCAATGCCTGTTGGCTGGGGGCAGAAGGATCTCGGGACTTTTGGGCAGGGCCAGTTCCTTCCGCCACTGGAGCAGGCGAGGGGGAGGCAGACGCTGCCGCCGATGGATGTTAGGGCTGGAAAGCCGAAGGCAAAGCCTGTGCAGAAGGCCAGAGGCCAGACTCCGGCCCCTGCCGCAGCGCCCGAAGCTGAATGGGAAGGGAACATCAACTACCAGCTCACTTCCATGCTCGATCGGTTGTTCGGGCAGAGGGAAGCGGAAAGAGGAAGAGAGCAGCAGCAGCGGTTGCAGGCGCAGGGCTATTACGGGCGATAGGGGGAAGAAATGTATCTGACCATTAGTCAGGAAAATGATCCTGCTCAATATCATCCTGAGTGGCACGCTCCTGACAATGTGCTGATGCAGGGGCTTCGTTCGGTCTATAACCATGCTCCGGTGAACGCGCGATTATATCTGGAGCATTGGTTAGGCCGGACGAGTCCGATAACGGAGAAGGATTTTCTGCCGGAAGATTTGCAAGCCATCAAGCAGCAAGATGCTGAGAGTATGCGGAGAAGTGCTGAGGCTTACGCGATGTTGCGGAGCAAGCAGGATGCGTTGACGCCGGGGAATGCTTTGCAGATGGATGAGATCGGGGGACTGGCTGGAGGAGAAACGCCGGATCAGGCGTATAGACGGCTGAAGGAAAGTTACGCGAGGCAGGCACTGGCGTATGAAAGTCGGGCGGGAAGAAATCCTGTGGATCGGTATAGGGCGGCGAGTCATATTGATGAGCAGGGATGGGGAAATGTGCTGAACGGATTGGCTGATCCGAATGAGCGGATTGGGACGAGTCTTGGAAGGTATAATGTGCTTGCGACTCCGCAAGGGCGGATGGCGTATGATCAGTATGACTTTAATCGGTATGGATCGGAGAAGGATGAACCGTTTTCGTGGGATTATGTGCTGCATCCGGTGAAGGGGCTGGATTGGGCTGCGAGGCAATATAATCGCCGCCCGCCGATGCCTGTGCAGATTATGTTGCCGAGAGGGGAATAGGATGAGAGAGGGACTCGTTAGGTTACCAGGCAAAGGTGCTCACGCGCATAAGCTGGTGGCTAAGACTGCGAAGGAAATGGCGCAGGAAGTGTATGAAACCTGGGCATCGAGGAGTGATGAGTTTTATCAAGAAAATCGCTCGATGGAGGAATATGTGGAGAAGTGCTGGCCGCTGTATCTCGATGCAGCTAGAGCCACACTTGCCCAATTATTAACGACGGCGCTTGACGATAGCTTGAAAGATCAAATCCATGATGCTTTAATAAAGGACGCAACATTGCGTCGAGGGCGTGAGGGCGTCTTGCAGATGAAGAAAGGTAAAGGAGCCTGATATGAAACACTTTAGAGAAATGCTGACGAGAAGGCCGGATGACGAAAGCGGCGCAGCGCCGCCGCCAGAAGCTCAAGAAGCTGCTTCGGCGCCTGTAGCGGATGAGGCCCCTGCCGAGGGCGGCGAAGCTGAGGCCCCGGTCGCGAAGCCGCCGCAAGGACTGCTTGATCGGATCGGGCAGTTGACGCGGCAGAAGAGGGAACTTGAAGAGCGGCTGGCACAGGTTGCGGCCTACCAGCAGCCCCAGGCCCCCGAAGGGAACGAAGGGCTTGATCCGAGGGTTGTGCAGCTGGAAATTCAGCGGCAGGCCCAGGAGATCGCAAGGAACCAGTCGTGGAAGGAAACGACGGATAGGGTTTGGTCGGAGGGGCTGAACAAGTATGGGGACTGGGCGCCGCAACTCAATAACATGGCGCAGCTTCTTGGCGGCATTCCGCAGACGTTGACGGAAGCGGCCATCGAGACTGGGACGCCCCATGAAGTGCTTTACCATCTGGCGAAGAACCCGGATGAGGCGGCGCGGATTGTGATGTTGCCGCCGATGAAACAGGCTGTTGCGATTGCGAAACTCGCGCAGACTATGAACGCACCGAAGAGGGTTAGCTCGGCGCCCCCGCCGGTTACTCCGAAGGTGCAGGGTATTGGAAGTGCTGTGGCGTCACTCGACGATCCAAACATTTCCATGGAAGAATGGGCGAGACTGCGGAATGAGCAGATAAAATCTCGTCGTAAGGGACGGTGAGGGCCTAAACCTCACCCCGGCTGACCAAGGGTATTTGGTCTGGGCTGGCTCGTAAAGCGACGGACGCGAGCACCGTCAAATTCGCAGGGGACTCCCTTCTGCTTTTTTGGTGGTGCGCGCTCGCGCTTAACAGGAGACAGCTCAAATGTCGAATACCCTTCTTACTATCAACATGATCACTCGAGAGGCTGTGCGCCTTTGGGTGAACACAAACTCGTTCCTCAAGCACATCGACACGCAGTATGACGATCAGTTCGCCGTCACTGGCGCCAAGATCGGCACGAGCCTGCGTATCCGCTTGCCGAACGATTACACTGTCCGCTCCGGCCCGGTTGCCCAGCCGCAGGATACGGCAGAAACCTCGACGACGCTGACGGTCGCGACGCAGAAGGGCGTCGATGTGACGTTCAGCAGCGTGGAGCGGAAGATGAGCTTGGACGATTATTCCAAGCGCGTTCTTGCCCCGGCGGTGAACAATCTGGTCGGTGCGGTTGCGGCGGACATTATGTCTGGCGTGGAACCGGGCATTTCGAACCTCTCTGGAAACTTTGACGGCGGCGGCAATCTGCTGTCCCCGACGCTTGCGACCTGGCTGAACGCGAAGGCGTTGCTGTCCATTCGCTCGGCGCCGACGGAGAACCGCAAGTTCATCCTCGACCCGATCACGATGGCTCGCACCGTGCAGAACCTGTCCGGCCTGCTGAATCCTGCCACGGAACTTTCCGAGCAGTATCGGAAGGGCGAGGTTTACAACGCGATCGGCTTTGACTGGTTCGAGGACCAGACGATCATCAAGCACACGACTGGTGCGTGGGCTGCGATGACCGTGAACGGTGCGAACCAGACCGGGACGACGCTTGTTGTGAACGCGCTGACCGGCCCGCTTGCGCAGGGCGATATTATCCGTATCGCTGGCGTGAACGCGGTCAACCGCATCACCAAGGTCTCGACCGGTGAGTTGCAGCAGTTCGTTGTTACTGCGGCGGCTGCCGTTGGTGCGACGAGCCTCTCGATCTATCCGGCCATTGTTCCGCCGGTCGGCGGGTCGAACGTCCAGTATCAGACGGTTACGGCTTCTCCTGCGAATGGCGCGGCCATCACCCCGATGACGCTGGCGAGCGTGACCTATCGCAAAAACATCGCGTTCGTGCCGGAAGCGGTTACGATGGCGACGGCGGACCTGGAGCTTCCGAAGAACATGCAGGAAGCGGCCCGAGAGGTCATGGACGGCGTGAGTCTGCGTATGGTGACTGGCTTCGACATTAAGTCGGACCAGTTCATCACTAGGCTTGATGTGCTTTACGGTTATCTCTGGGTCAGGCCCGAATGGGCTGTGGCAGTCGCAGACATTATCTAAGGGATGGGGGCGCAAGCCCCCTTCTCCAATCTAAGGAGCAGAGAACATGGCAAAAGCTAAAGCGTATCTCGGAGTTTTCGAGCACATGGAATTTCCCGATTACAAGTTCGAGGAATATCCGAAAGTCGTCGGGTATCGAGACAAGGAACGGATGACTCCGATCATCGTGAACGATGCGAAGGAGGAGATCGACTTTATCACGACCGGCGGGCCGGGAGCGGTTAAGACGAAGGAAGATGAGCTGAAGGCGGAGCTTGACAGAAAGCAGCTGGAGCTTGATCAGGCGAAGATGATGCTGGAAGAGTTGCAGAAGGCCAAGGAGTCGCCGAAGGAAGCGCCGAAGGCGGCGCCTGAGAAGATCGTCCTTGAGCCGAAGAAGGCGTAAGCTATGACAACTGCCCTCGACATTATTAACCTCGCGTTCAAAGATGCTGGTGTTCTTGGTGTCGGGCAGACCATGCTTGCGGACGACATTAACGATGCGCTCACGCGCCTCAACATGATGATCTCGCAATGGCAAGTCAAGCGCTGGCTGATTTGGCATCTTGTGGATAAGAGTGTTGTAAGCACGGGAGCGCAAAGTTATACAGTTGGGCCGGGAGGAGATATTAACGTCACCGTTCGGCCCGACAGGCTGGAAAAAGCGTATTTCCGCCTCCTGACTGGATCGCAGAACGTCGATTACCCTCTGGCCCTCCTTGCTTCTATGGAGGATTATTCAAGGATCGCCCTGAAATCTCTCGTCTCGTTTTCTCAGTGTATCTTCTACGATAGCTCGTATCCCCTTGGCAGAATTTATCCCTGGCCCGTCCCCCAAGCCTCCATCTACGAAGTCCATGTCTTGCTGAAAGACGTCCTTAGCACCTTCCCAGACCTTACAACTTCCTTCTCTTTCCCGCCTGAGTATCTTGGCGCCTTGCATTACAACCTGGTCGTGCGGACGCGGGCGGCTTACAGAATGCCAGATGATCCGGTGCTTGCCGGGCTGGCGAAAGATGCACTTGAGACTCTGCGTTCCGCGAACGCACAAATTCCGAGCCTTGTGATGCCGGATAACTTGGTCCGTCCTGGCGTCTATAACATTTACTCGGACCAGACGAGGTAAGACAATGGCAATTCCGCAGACCTTTATCCCAGGTTTTCGGCTCATCGACGGGACGGACCTGAACAACGCACTGGCTCAACCGACGTGGCAGAATAATGTTGCTATTACTGCACTCGCAGGTGGTGGTCTGAGTTCTTCAACCCCGACGCTCAAATACGGGCTGAATGAAATATCCGTCGCGGCTTCTGCGAATGATAGTGTTGTGCTGCCAGATGGTGTGCAGGGCGGCATTGTTTGGGTTAGGAACAGTGGTGCAAGCAATCTTCGGGTTTATACGCAAAGTGGAGATAATGTGGATACCGCTGCGTATGGAACAGTGGGTAACGGAAAAAACGCTCTTTTTGCCGCGTTGATCGACTCGGCGGGCGTTACAACCTGGACGCAGTTGACTTCGGCCTAAGTCCATTCGGGCCTCAAGTTGAAAGGGGTTTAAGGTGCCTCCGCTTCCGCTAATCCAGGGTGCATATGAAGCTCGCAGCGTTATTGCTAACGCTCAGCGATGTATCAACTTGTATCCTGAGATGAACACGAAGGATGCGGAGGTTCCTTTCACCCATTACGCTACTCCTGGGCTGATCGAACTTGCTCAAGGCATTGTTGCAGAAGTGCGACAGCTTTATACCGCTTCCGATGGCAAGCTCTTCGCTGTGATTGGGAACAAAGTTTACTACGTTCCAGATACTTTTGTGCTTCAGGAACTCGGGACGATTGCGACGCAAAACGGCCTTGTCTCGATGTATGATAATAAAAGTTATATGATTGTGCTGGATGGAAGTTTGTTTGGGTGGAGTGTGAATCTGACGACGTTGGCCTTCGCCACGTTCAACCCTGCGAATTTCGTTGGCGGGAACCAGATTCGTTACATCGACACGTTTCTCGTCTCGTCCACGGAAAACGCGAATATGCAGTCGAGCGACTCGAACGCCACGACTTACACTGCGCTGGCCTTGGCCACGATCTCTGGCGACGCAGACAAGCTTCAGATTATTGATGTGGTGCATAAGGAAATCTGGGCTTTTGGGCGGCGCACGACCGAAATCTGGCAAAACGTCGGGGCATATCCCTTTCCTTTTCAGGCGATCCCTGGGGCATTCTTGCAACACGGCATCGCAGCTAAAAGGTCACTCGCGAAATGGGGGCTGAGTATCTTCTGGCTGTCGCAGGATAATAACGGCCAAGCGCTTGTTATGCTCGGATCGGCTTACAAGGCAGATGTGATTTCCACCCCTGCCATTACCGATGCGATCAGCAAGTATGATCGGATTTCGGACGCGATTGGGTTCTGCTACCAGCAGGGCTCGCATATGTTTTATGTGCTGACATTTCCATCTGCGGACGCGACTTGGAGTTACGATCTGTCCACGCAGCTCTGGCATCAGCGGGGGTATTTGGAGCCGGACGGGACGTTGCATCGGCACCGGGCTAACTGCGTGGCTTTTGCGTATGGCAAAACCATTTGTGGGGACTGGCAAAACGGTAAGCTCTACGACTGGTCTTTGACTGCTTACGATGATGCGGGGCAGCCGATTATGCGGCTTCGCTCCTTCCCACACATCGTAAAAGATCTGGACAGGATTAGCTATAAGCAGTTTATCGCGGATATTGAAGTCGGGACGATTGAAGATCCGACTGTCGATCCGCAAGTGACGCTTCGCTGGAGCGACGATCGTGGCGTGTCGTTTGGGAATGGGCTGCAGCAGTCGCTAGGTATGTCTGGCGAGTATCGGACCATTCCTTCGTGGAATAGGCTTGGGATTGCAAGGGATAGGGTGTTTGAACTGTCGTGGACGGCTCCGGCGGCAACGGCGCTGAACGGAGCGTTTGTGGATGTGGAAAAACTGGAAACGTAATGCAACAGCCTCGTGTTCCGAACTCGATGAAAGAGCTGGTGGATGAGCATGGAAATGCCACACGGCAACTTCAACTCCTGCTCTCCGCGCTTGTGGCGAATAGTGTGCCGATTGGGTTTACGGCTGCGGGAGTGCAAACGGCGGCGGCAGTATTGCTACCGAATGCGGCGGCTGTTCCGACTGGATGGACGCAGATAGATACACTTGTTATAGGTGCGAATACCTATAAAGTTATCTCGATGGCTTAGGAGAGGTCAATGGACCCGATTACAATGGCGCTCATTGGTGCAGGAGGCTCGGCACTTGGGGGCCTGATCTCCGGCATTGGCGCGAACCAGGCGGCAGGGATTCAGGCGGGGGCAGCTAATCAGTCGGCGCAGATGAGCGCGCTGGTGCAGGCGCAGGCGCTTCAAGCGGCGAATAAGCGGTTTAAAGCCGCTTCTGCCAATCTCTCGCCTTACATGCAGACCGGGTCCAAAGCAATGGACCTGCTTATGAAGTATTTGCAGGGTGGAGCAGAAAACATCGGCGGGGGTGGAAGTTCTCTGATCTCGACGTTTCGTCCGACGATGGAACAGCTTGAGCAAACCCCTGGATACCAGTTTACTTTAAATCAGGGGCTGAAAGCGGTTCAGAACTCGGCGGCGGCGAAGGGGCTTGGAGCGTCAGGCAATGCGCTGCAAGGGGGCGCAGACTATGCGTCCGGCCTGGCTTCCACCACGTTCCAGCAGCAGCTCCAGAACTACCTTGCCCAGAACAAGCAAGCGTTTGACATGCTTTATGGCCCGAGCACTCTCGGTTCGAACGCGGCTGTGGCGAATATGCAAGGCGCGACGGCGCTGAATGGACAAAGCATTGCAGGCATGACGAACATGGGGAACACGCTTGGAGCAGGGGTCATGGGCGCGGCCAATGCACAGGCTGGTGGGATCAACGCGCTTTACGGCGGGATCGGTGCGGGCATTGCTGGTGCCTCGCAGTTTCCGATGCTGGCCTCGATATATGGCAGAAGCAATCCGCTGGCCGGAACCCCAAGCACATCGGGAATCCCTATGAACCTTGGTGCGTATAACTACGGTTATACAGGCCCAGTTGGATCAACACTTTCTGGACCAGCAATGCCCTGGTCGAATGGTTAAGGAGTAAAAAATGCCGGATATTCCCTTTCCGCAGGCTCCTGCTCCTGCCCACTTCGAGGCCCCTAATCCGCTCCAGTCTATGGCGCATATGCAGGGGCTGGCGGCGCAAGCTCAAGCTATGCAGCAGCGGCAGCAAATGATGGATGCGCAGAACGCTCTCGGCCAGGTCATGCAGGAAAGCGTGGACCCGGAGAGTGGAGAAATTGACATGCACCAAGTGCTGTCAAAGGGGGCGGCTAACCCGGCGTTGAGGCCGATCTATTCCCAGATGTTGAAGGATAGCCTTGCACAGGGGCTGGTCAAGGAACAGACCTTGAATAGCCAGTTGGAGGCGAGGAGTAAAGAGCTGGATTTGATGGGGAAGTTTGCGGCGGGAGAGCTAGAAGAAGCTGCTCGGACGGGTCGGAAAGATGGAATGATGCCGTCGTTTCTGGCGAAATTGCAATCGGCAGGAGTCATTGACGGTCGGCAGGGTGTGAAGTATCTGCAAATGTTTGGGCAGGCGAAGCAGAATAAAGTGCCGGAAGATAGTATTTTGCGGGGGATTGTTTCACATTCTGCGCAAGGCATGGAGGCTTTGAAAACTTCTGGCCTGGACCTCAAGACCCTGACCGCCCAGACTGAGTTCTTCGACACTACACCAGGTTCTCCGACGGAAGGGCAGAAGCGGCTTGCTCCGGCGTATATGGTGCCGGGCGCGCTCAGCCCTGGGCAGCAAGAGGCTATGGGACGGGGTGCTCCGCAGGAGGCTGCTCCGCAGGAAGCTGGTCAACCAATGCAATTGGCTTCGCCAATGCAACAGGATGCTGCAGGCGGGGGGTCGGCTCCTCCCTCCGGTCTTGCGGCTAGGCAGGAGGGGGTCCCCTCGCCTCCTCCTGCCGCTCTCGGGCGCGCTGCGGAACCACCGCTTTGGACGAAGAGAGAGGAAGAAGCGCGGCATCCTGACAGCCCGTGGGCAAAGCTCAAAGACGAAGTGCATATGGGGGCAACGGCAGCGCAACAGAGTCAAATGGCAATTTCCGAGACTCGTGATCTTGTAAAGGATTTGACAGAGCTTGGAAAGTCGGGAACAGGGCCGACCGCGGAATTGCGGATGAAGGCTGCGAAACTCACGAATGAGGCTCAGTCCCTGGCTGAAGGTATGAAGGATGATGATGTTTTCAAAAAGCCTCTCGTCGGGGCTTTGAATAGTCTCTCTAAAAAGTTGACCGGCTCGGATAATCCGAAGGAGTGGGCGGGGGCGGCAGAGGCACTTCAGAAGCTCGGCGCCTTGACGGCTATTGGCGGGCTGAGGCAGGCCGTCGGCTCGGCCAACAAGGTCACGCAGCAAGAAGTTTTGAAGTTCATGGAGATCTTTCCGAGTCTGACTTCGTCCCCTGCAGGCATCAAGAGGATGCTGAATTATATGGAGAAGGTGAATGATGCTCTGATTAACAGGGAAAATCATTTGAACTTTTATGAGCAGCAGAATAAGAGGGATCGGAATAAGGGGTATAATCCGACGCAGTTGGATCAGGAATGGACGGATATTCTACGGCGTCGCGGTGTTATTCGGTTTGATGGGGGTGAGGAATGAACGACTGGGAAAAGATGTGGAGGCAGGATTATAAACTGCCGACCGAAACGGCCCCGGCAAATGTTGCGCCACCCCCTGGCCCGACAAAGAGCTGGGAAGAGGAGTGGCACCATGACTATGGCCTGCCAGCTCCTCCCCCAAGAGCCGTGGCCCCAGTTGCCCGACCTGAGCCTCAATCCACCCCGATGGAAGCTCGGGCGCAGGAAATGGCAAAGGCCGGGAAGAAAGACTGGAATGTGAATGCCCCGTATGAAGGAGCCTTGCAGCGGGCACGGGCGCATTACGACCATCTGATTAGCATTGGCGCGTCGCCAAAGGAGGCGCTCTTTTTGACGGGGGCTGCGGCGTCGGAAAGCAATTTCGATCCGACAGCGGTACATGACTCGGGCACAGGCTACGGGCTTTACGGCCACCGCAAAGAACGCCTCGATGCAATGCGGGCATTCACCGGGGCGGAACGTCCGACTATGGAACAGCAGAATGCCTACGCGCTTTATGAGCTTCGGAATAGCCCTGATGTTGCGCTGGCGAGGAAGGCTCTGGAGTCTGCTGGAAATGCGCGGGACTTGGCGATCGCGGAGATGCACTACGAGCGTCCGCAGGGGTATAAGCCGAATGATCCGACTGCGGGGTTGAACTTTGCGGGGCGGCTTGGCTCGCTGAACAAGTTCGCGTCGTTCACTGGAGATGCAATTCCGGCGGGGGAACTGGCGCAGAAGTGGGGGCCGGGGCAGTCGTTTGTCAGTGGCATAGCGATGGGCTTTGGTCCGCAGCTTCGAGCGGCTGGAGCGCATTACATTGGCGGGCGGGATTACGAAACGGAGCGGAATGACTTACAACGGCAGGAACGCTGGTTTAAGGAACAGAACCCGCTGATGGGATATGTGCCGGAAGGGCTTGGAACGCTGGCGTCTGGCGGGCTGGCGATGAAGGCACTTGCCCCGGCAGCGAAGGCAGCAGCCCCTGCTGTAGATGCAGCCTTTCAGGCTTATGCGCCGAATTTTGCTGCGGCGGTGAAAGCGTATAGCCCTGCGGCTACGCGGTTTGCAGGGGGCGAGGCCGGGCAGATGGTGCCGCTTGGGGCCGAGGCGATGCCGGGACTTGGTGGCACGGCTACGAGATTTGGATCGAGCTTTGCTCAGGGGGCTGGGCAGGCGGCAGGGCAGACGGCGCTGGAGGGGGTGAGTCAGGGACTTGGCGGAACGCTTGGAGATACGGAAACGCCGCTGACGCAGCAGTTCGGACAGAACATGCTGATGGGTGGAGTGCTGGGAGCGGGGCTGTCGCGTTTTGCCAGTCCAAAGGCTGGGGGCGTGTTTCAGCCGGAGTGGGAAGGAAATTTGAGGGAGATGGGGAAGAAGGCACTGGAACAGTATAACATTCCGGTGCATCCTGGGCAGTTTGCGAAGGGGGAGGCGAAGCAGTTTTTTGAACACACCGCCTCGCCATCACAGCTGAATGCACAGGTGAAGAGGTTTAATGAGGAGGTTGGAAAGACTTTTGGGGCAGCGGATTTGAGGCCGGAGTCAGTAGAAGCTGCGAAGAAGGCCATGGGGCAAGGCTATGACGCCATTGCGGCGCATGTTGCTCCGATGCGTGCTACGACTGGAGCGGTCAACAAGTTTAACTCGATTTATGGACAGGCGGATAACTTGGCCGATCCGACCATGAAGCGGACGGTGCAGAGTATTATTGAGCGTTTGTCTGCTCGGGTGCAAAATGGAAGGCTTGATGGGCAGTATTTTAGGAACTTCACGCAGAAGGGCGGACCGTTAGATCAACGGCTTGAGGGGCTGACTAATCCGTTGAAAAAGCATTATGGGGGAGAGATTAGGAAGGCGTTGGAATTGATGCTGGAAGAAAATAATCCGCAGGCGGCGAGGGTTTTGAAAGCGCTTAATGCGGACTATAGAAGTGCAAGCACGGTTGAGAAAGTGCTGGAGCATAGCGGCATTGCCGATCCTAAGAAGGTTGCAGCAGCGGTAGATAGGAAGGGGGCGAGTGCGAGGCTTCGTGATCTTGCCCCGATTGGAGAACATCTGCCAGGGGTTAATGCGACGGGCGAGGCGCTTGGAATTGCAAAGCAAAAAGCTGAGCATGAGGCGTGGCGAAAGTATGGGTTTGGGCTTGGGGCGCTTGGAACGGTGGCGAATGAGGTTCCGCTGCTTGGCCCAATGCTTGAAGCTGGAGGTCCGCTTTTTACCCGTGGCGTTCCGGTGATGGGTGGGGCGTTGATGGCAGCGTTAGCGGCTTCGGCAGGTAAGCAAGCCGCGACAAAACTTGCGTCAAATCTTGCTCCGGTGAAGAAGCAGATTTTTGACGAGACACTAGGTCGAAACACTCGGCGTGTTGCACGGAAGGCGGTCAGGCCGCTGATGCACGGAGCCGTAAGTTACAATCCGCTTTATGGAGGTGAGGAATGAAGAAGGTTCTTTTAGCCCTCTGGCTGCTGTTGGTAGCAAGTGCGGCAAACGCCGCCACGCTCGTCCCGAATGGGCAACAGCAATTCATCGACGGAAATGGCAATCCCTACGCGAGTGGGCTTGTCTATTTCTACAGCAACTATCCGACCTGCACCATTGCCAAGAACACCTGGCAGGACTCCGGCGGGACCATTCTGAACACGAACCCAGTCGTGCTAGACGCAGCGGGGCGGGCGACGATCTTTGGCTCTGGCGCGTATTGCCAGGTCTTGAAGGACTCCCTTGGGAATACAATCTGGTCGAAATATACAGCGGATACGACTGCGGCAGCAGGTGTGTCGTGGGGTGGGACGAGCGGGGGAACGGCTAACGCTCAGACCGTCACGAGTAGCTCGTTCTCCGGGATCGACGGGCAAACCATTTACTTCTTCGCTGGACTGACAAATACCGGCAGCACCACGCTTGCGGTTTCCGGTGGCTCGACGATTGCGATTGTGAAGCCGACGGCAGCCGGTCCGGTCTTTTTGTCGGGAGGGGAGATTGTTGCGAACAACGTCGTCGGCGTGACGTATGTGCAAAGCACTGGACAATTCCAGCTTATCACGAATGATACTGGGGGGTTTGGTGCGACTGCTACTTTGGCGGGTGCGGCAACCACGAACCTAAACTCCATTCCTTCGCATGTCGTAAATGTTACAGGGTCTGGAACAACTATCACATCGTTCGGCTCGGGTGGTGCGGGAGCGTCTGTAAACTCGGTTTATTACGTGACGTTTGCGGGAGCGAATACGATTACGTATAATGCGACGAGCATGATTACGCCGTCAGGCTCGAGCATCACGACTTCGGCAGGAGACTCACTTGTTGCGGTGTATCTTGGCGGGTCAAATTGGCAGATTCTGGAATATAACTACGTCAATCCGCCTACGTATGTGAACGCGCAGACAGGAACGACTTATACGCTGCTAGCGACGGATTATAATAAGCTCGTCACGCTGACGAATGGCTCGGCTATTGCCGTGACGTTGCCGCAGGCTATCACTGCAAATGGATTTCCGAATGGATTCCAGACGTTCATGCAGAACCTGGGATCGACGGTTATAACGCTTACTCCTACGACCTCGACAATCAATGGCGCAAGCTCGTTGACGATCTGGCCGGGCGGGAGTCTTACGCTTACGTCGGACGGGGCGAACTGGGTGGCGAGAGGGAATTATCATCCTATTACTACAGTTTCAGCAGCTTCTAATACTGGCACTTCTGTAACCTTTACAGGGCTTCCTTCTGGGATAAAAGAAGTAATTGTAACCTTCGCAGGTGTTAGTTGGTCAGCGACCAGTAATGACATTGAAATTGAAATTTCACAAAGCGGAACATTCGCAACAGGCACTTATGTTTCAAATGCCGGTTTGTTGGGTGGAGCGTCGGGCACTACATATACAGGATCAACTACAGGTGGATATATTCTGACAAACTCTACTACAACCATTGCAGCATCAGATTTAATCTATGGTCATGCTACGCTAATAAATCCAACTGGAACGACCTGGATCGAAAATGGCCTGTTGATTACAAATGCCGCTAGCCAGGCTGGTCATGTTTCAGCAGGGACAAAGGCAACACTTGGCGGAACCTTGGATGGTGTGAGAGTAAATGTGTTAGGCGGGGCCTCATTTGATGCTGGAAATATCTCGGTGACGTATCAATAGACCCATGCGGGCGTGAGGACGGGGTGGCCCTAAGCCATCCCGTGCCTCTCTCTTGCCAACGGCACATAGGCTTCCTGCCCCGCCATCCTCTCAAACATTCCAGACTTTTCCATCAACGACAGAATCCGCTCGGCTTTTTCGGCGGGAGTGCGTTGGCTGAGGAAACGTAAGATCATGGAGCCTGGGATGGGTTTTCGGTTTTTGAGATACATTGTGAAACAGAACTGGAAGGTTTCTTCGATCACTTGATCGTCTGACCGCATTACCATGTCACGGAAGATTTGAGGCATCAGGGTTTCGATTTCCAGAAGCCAGCCTCTCGCCCTCTCCACATCTTGCCGTCTAATCACCTTCTCCTCGCCTCGTGACATGGCAGAGATCATGGCGAGTTTGAAGGCAAAAATCCGGCCACGGCGAGGGACGTAATTCGCGAGCTTTGGATGGTCCGGGATCGGGGCAAAGCCAGTCTTTTTCCAGCTTTCGATTTCTGAGATGGCCGGGCCATCCCATTTCATCTCCCCATAGTAACGGGAACACTCTTCGAGCTTGGTGATTAGGGTCTTTTGGATTTCGTCTTGAGCGGTGTAAGTGCCGAAGAGCGGAGTGTCGGGGACTTCAGAGGCATAGACCATGAGCAGGCGTGAGGTCCAGCCCATTGTCCAGGCAGCTTCGGGCAAGAGGGTTCCGAGGAAGCCAGGCTGGGAGCCCACGAGGAGCGTGGTCATGGGGCGGGGAATGTCGATCGGTTCTTTTAGGGAGTGCCTTCGTTCCTCTCGATAGGAGTCTTTGTGGTCGAACAGTTCATTTATGACAGAAAGAAATCCGAGGTCGTAGGAGTTTAGAAAGACTCCGAGTTCTGCAGCGAATACGAAGAGGCTGTGATATTCAAGTTTTTGGGACGGGCTGATTATGAAGCTCGTTCCGGCCTTTGCCAGGGCGTCGATGAACGAGGCGCCTGTAACGCTGTTTGGGGCGATTTTGAATTTGCGAGTGGCTTTGAGCAGGGACTCTGCTGGGTTGATGGCTTGAGAGTTGTGTATAACTGTGAAGTCGTCGAGAAGAAATTGATTATCTCCATCGACAGCTAATCCTGCCCACCAACCTTCATCTGAAAGGGTGATGTTAAATCCAGTATTTAATGGATTTTTTATCTGGCGTCTAGGTTTGGCCTTTTTCCTTTCGATCTTACAAGGGATAATGTCAATATCTCCACTTATAATAACACGCCAATACTCGCCAACAAAAGTTCCGCAAGTTTTAAAGCAAGATTTGATATTTGCGAACAAGCCGAGGGAACGAGAAAGAAATGCTACGTCCTGAGCGAGTTGGGGACTTTTCGAGATAAAGTCAAAGGAATTTGAAGGGCAAAGTGAACCGTCAGCGTCGAGAAGTCCAGCAAGAAGCTGAAGACGAGTGGAATAGGAGCCGGAACGATACTGCTCGGGCACAAACTTTGTGCCGCATTTTATGTCAGTTAAGATTTTGTTTATTTCAACATGGAGAGAGTTCTGACGTTGCTCGAGTTGGACAAGGGCATAACGATATGATCCATAACGGCTGACAGTAAGTCCCCATTCTACAGCTTGTTCTTGGACATAGGATACGATTTCTTGATCTGCAGTTGTAATGACAATACCATTTCTTACATCACTATCTCCATCCCCGAGTAGAAGCCCAAGAAAGTAAGGGTCGATTATGGGAGTTGGTTTTGGAGAAAAAGATTGAACTCCTGTTCTCCAAAGTTTCCATTCAGATTTCTGCCAAGGGTTCCATTGAAGCCATTCATTGACAGTTACGAATTTTATTGTCCCTGTGTTTGGGGCTCTGCTTTTTCGAAGTGAAAGGATATGATCTCCGTTACAATACCATGCCCGCCCTTTTCTCGGGGAGACTTTGTATAGCCGCCCAAAGCCAGGAGAATTAGAAAGAACTTTGCGAGATTGTCCATCAGGGCCAATCAGCAAATCCCCTTCTACAAGTGTTTCTACTGGAACACTTTTTCCTTCGTAGGTCAACACTTGCTCGCCAAATCTCAAGCATTTGCCGATGCCTGGCGGGGCGACAAGCATTGTGTAGAGATTGGCAAACTGAGGTCCGGCTTTAGTCATGGTCCAGACGCGCTTTTCGAGCGCGCCGGACAGTGTTGTAATGGCAGCCCATTTACGGAATAATGCCGGAGAAGGTCGCTCGTCCGTCATCTCCACAAACTTGTCAATAAAGTCCACACAAGCCCCCTCACAGCTTTTGGGACAACAGCGGGGTGCGTGTCCGCTCGTCCTTCTTATTCTTCCATTTAGCGAGGCCATCGGGGTTGGAGTCGGGATCGAAATTGCCCCAATTCCAGCCGACTTTGGCTTCGCCGGGAACGATTAGTTTATGGCCGTTATGCTCGAAGTCGATGTGGAAGTGGGAGAGGGCCTCAGCAATTACCTCTTCTTCGTCCAGGCTTTCGGGGTATTGGAAATAAAAGGCGTCGTGAATTTGTGCGATGAGCTGGACTTGCGGCATGTATTTCCAGATGCGCCAGAGGACGAGGTTTAGTCGATCCGCCGTCGCGCTCTGTGGCGAAAATGCGATCGCCTCCCGTAATGTCGTGTCATCCTGCGCTCGTCCGAAGAAGGTTCGCTCTCTTCCGAAAGGAGTGATGATACGGTGAGTTGTTTGGAGTTGCTGGGCGACCCATCGGTGCCAGCGGGGAATACCGGGGAAGCGTCCGAAATAGCGGGTCTGGAAGGACTCTGCGACGGGGACGGGAATTTTTGCGTGACGGGCCATGGTTGGAGGTAGTCCACGATAATTGCTTCCGTGGCCGAGTTTCTTGGCCATATCTCGGTAAGTAAGGTGGCGGTAGAAGGGAGTATCGGCAAGTTTTCGGTCTGCCTTTGCGTCTCCGGTCCAAGACAATTCTGGCCAGGCCGTTCGAGCAACAAGAGTGTGGAGGTCACCGCTATAACAAGCGTCGAGGTAGCTCCAATCATCAAATAGAGTTCCTGCAAGCCATCCGACTTCTCGACTCTCAGCTTGTTCAAGGTCGATGCCGCAGATTTTATGCCCTGGGTCAGCGATGAACATTTTTCGTAGAGAAGCGGTAATGTTTTGGAGATTTGTTCCTGTGCCAAAAGCGTTTTTGCTTGAAGAAAATCGGCCAGTTTCTGTTCCTGCGACATTGTAAGAAGTCCTCATTCGTCCATCTGAATCGACTTCAGTTTGGAGCACGGAAAGTTGCTTTGTAGTGTCACGGATAGCTAGGATTGTGGAGACAATTGGGCGGGCGTGGTAGTAGTTGTCGAGTTTTTCAAGGGCTTCTCGGTCCATCGAGAGCTTTCGTTCTCCTTTCTTCGAGGTCCAGATTTCTGGAATGTTCATGGCCTTGAAGAAAAAGTCTTGGAGCATTTTTGGGGAATTGGCATTAAGCGGGCGATCCCATACCGCGTAGGCGAAGCGGTTCAGAATACCCGTGAGTCGCGTGATTTCTTTTGTAAGGGTTTCGATGCCTTTCTGCCGCTCGTAAGGGTCAATTCGAAAGCCCATCTGCATCATTGTGAGGCTTGGGGCTTGGAGGGCGCGAGAGAAGTCGTAGATGGCTGGGGCCGGGCCTAGAGCGCGGAGTGCGTTCAAGACTTCGTGCGTGATGCAGCAGTCCAGGCCGTTGTAGATTTGTTCGTTCTCAGCAAGGGTCACGCCCTCTTGCAGGGTTGATGTGTCGATGACTGGCATGGAAAGTGCCTTAGATGAAGAGAAGGAAAAGGGTTAGGAGGAGCCAGGCGATAAGCGCCAGCTCATATCCAGTGACGACGTAATAGACTAGGCTGACAATAGCCATTGCTCCTAGCGGGGCCATTTGTGACTCCTTGCGTTGAACAGTCTCCGCCAAAAATATGAGCGGAGAATGGAGACGAGGGTGAAGATGGAGGTAATTGTGAGGTTTTCTTGGATACTCGGGTTGAAGTTGAATAAGGGAAAGACGAGCCATTGTGTGAGGAGGGAAAGGAAAAAGCCGGACGCGGTGTTAAGGCAGGCTTCGAGAAGGGAGTGGCGACGGGATTGCATCTCAGTCGTCCTTCTTAAATTCCGTAATCTTCTTCCCTCTCATCATCTTCCAGGCGGGTTCGGAAGTGTAAACGCTGCCGAGGAAGCCAAGGCCCTTTTGAAGCTCGGGGTAGAGGGCGTGGTGATAGAGCATAGTGTCGTGGAGGCAGCCTTTCGGACGGAAGCCTTCTTTTATGAGGTATTGGAGATCGTAAAGGCCGTTTTGGAAAATCTTGATGATTTTGGGGTTCCCGAGGATTTTCTGCACGAACTTTCGAACGTCTTTCTCGGCGGCGGGAGAAGGCCAGTAGCTTTTCCGTGCGTTCGCGTCATAGAAGGGAACAACCATCGCGTGAGTCGGAGACGCAGAGAAACCGATCATCTCGATCGTGCCGAATTTCGTCTCAATATCGCAAGCGCACTCGTCGCGGAGATGCTCTTCGACCCAGGCTTCGCACTCGGCAAGAGTGGGATTTACAAGGATGAAACGCTGCGGGCGGCGTATTTCGGGAAACTCGCTCTCGCGCTTCGCCTTCATTAAGTCTGCGATGGTGATTGGACGCCACGCCCAGTTTCGAAGGACGGCAGCAGGGTGATAGGTGGGGAGGACCTTGACTGGAAGGAGCGCTGCCGTTGCGACGGTGCCACGGAGGCTCCCGATGCCTTTTGTGTGAAGGAGTGCCCAGCAGGCCGTTGCTCCGAGCGCCACGACGAGGTTTGGACGGACGGCCTCCAGCTCTTCTTTTAGTCGATCAAGTTCTGGCTGAAACTCTGGCCTCATGTATTGGCCGAGCTTGCCAAGAGCAGGATAGGGTGAAGCCGTCGCAGCCTTTGTCCCACAAAGATCGCCAATGTCGTTGTTCATGGGCTGGAGGGCAAATACGTTTGTGAAAAAGCAGTCCCGCCGGGTTATCCCGGCCTCTTGCAGCATTCGGGAAAGCTCCTGACCGGAGTAGCCTTGGAAGGGCTTTCCGATCAGGGCTTCTTGCTGCCCCCACGCCTCTCCCACAAACGCGATCTTAGCGTCTTTCGGGCCAGATGTGTGAGCGAAAGCGGGCGCAGGGGTGTGCATTAACGAGACTCCTCTTCCGTGATGGCGAGAAGGAGCAGGGAATAGACGATCAGATCGTCAATGCGTTCGGAGATTGGCTGGGTCCGGTGACGGGCTACAGCATCTCGCCGGTCTTTGATGTATTGCGTGATTGTGTCGATGTGTTTGCCAGCAAGGAAGAACCAGGCGGTGGACATGGGAACGCCCTGCTGCTCTGCGAGGCGCCGGAAGTTTGCCAGAATGTCGCCGGAGTCCCCATACTCCGAGTTCTTCTCGGAAAAAAGCTGGGCAATCCGATCCATGGCCTCGCCAATGATGACGAGCTGGGGGTTGGCAGTAGGCGTCACCTGATCTTGCATTGGGTTCTCAAACATTCGTTTGCTCCTTTTGGATGTTTGATGCTGCACGAAGGACGCGGAAAGAGTTGAGCGCCCTTCGGGCATTCGAGACATAATCATCATTTATCTCTAGGCCCAGCACGTGGGCTGCGCCGAGGGATTCTGCTGCACGAAGGGACGAGCCACCCCCACAAGTGGGATCGAGCATTCGTGTGTTCGTATCGACGAACATCTGAAAGAAGTGGCGAAGGACTTGTTCGGGTTTGGTGTGTGGATGATGCTCCTTGTTGGTTTGGGCGGAGATGGCGTTGGAGACCGGCTTGACCAGCAGTCGGTCCTCGCGAGAGGCGATAAGTGCGGTTTCGTAAATTCGTCTGGGCTCGCGTTTGGGGTCTGGCACAATTCCGACGTTATCGCTTTTGACCCAGATCAGTGGGAAGGTGCAGAAGGAAAGTTGCGGGGCGAACTGGGAAAACATTTCGAGGGTTCGGGCTTGGATTTTTATGTCAGCGGAAAGCCAGAAGATCAGGTGCCCGCTGTGTGCCATCACACGATCCAGGTTCTCACAGAGGCAAGCAATAAGCTGCTCGTAAATATCTGCCGTGTCTTTGTAGTTGTGCCAAGATTGTTTTCCAGACCACTTCCCGCCGAATACGTTGACGCCGTAAGGGAAATCGCAGTGGATTAGGTTGAAAGGCTCGCCGCGATAGGAAGGGGCAAAGTCGAGGAAAGACTGCTGAAGGATGGATTGTTCGGACGGGATAATGAATGGCGTTTTGCCGGGGTTGTCGCGGGGCGTGGATGGATGGATTAGGTCGTCTAAGGGGTCCGGCCCTATCGCCCGTTCGGATGCGTCCTCAACCGCCTCTGTGGCGGAATGAAGGATGTTTGAAATCGCGTCCGAGGCGACTCGTTCATCCTCTCGCGCAATGAAATTGAAGGCTCGTGTTGCGGAGTCCATTTCCCGCACGTTTTCGCGATGGAGTTCTCGCGCGATCCTGCAACACTTTCGAACCCACTCTGCGGAATAACCCATGTGGCTGGCGGACTGAGGGATAGACCAGTCGGCGTTCCGCTCGGAAAGGGTTTCGTGGAGTGACGCGACGGCCTCGCATTGATCCTGCCAGGTCAAATCCTTTCTTCGAAGGTTCTCTTCGAGTTCGATAATCCGCTGCTCGGTGAGGGGGAGGTCGTCAAGCTGACGAGCAGGGATGGTGGGCAGGCCGAGTTTGGAAGAGGCGGTGAAGCGGCGCTCTCCGGCAAGGAGTTTGTAGGGTTCGCCATTCGGGCCAGGCTCGAGGGTCACGATGATCGGGACAAGCACTCCGTGACGGGGGATGCTTTCGAGTAGATCGGAAACGTCGAGTTCTTTCCGCTGGCGGGAAGGCCGGTCGATCCAGATTTCGGATAGAAGAATGTCCATCTTACTTCTCCGCAGGTAGGTATTCTACTCCAGATGTTCCTAGAGGTTTTATGAGTTTTATTTGAACCTCAAAAACTCCAGAAAGAGTAACTTGTGTATCTTGAGAAAAGCCCCGCTTTTTCAGATAATCTTCTATAGCGGTAGCAAATTCTGCTTTGTTCAAGTCAATAAGAATGTCCATGTGAGTGCTCCGAGAGGGGAAGAGGGGCCGAAGCCCCTCTCTTGTTGTCAGGCGTCGCCCTTGATCGTCTTGATGTCGTTGCGCGGCGGCTCGTCCGGCTTTTCCGGGTTGAAGCGCTGCGTCACGTAAACGAGAACAGGCTGATTGACCGCTTCCGGGATCAGCTCGTCGAAGGAAAGCCCTTCCGTCGCAAGGCCGAGGGAGATAAGGAAGTCCTTCAGCCGGAAACGAGCATCGGGCGTGAGGTAGAAGTTGGTAGACAGCTTCTTCGCCGCGAGGTCGATGCCTTCGAGGTCTGCCGGGGCAACGTCCGAGTCGGCGGAATGGAGCTTCACGACGAAACGAACGTAAGGGGTCTTGTTCTTGTTGTTGTCTCCGTATTCAAAGGAGGCGACAGTTCCGTGGTAGGTTCCTTCCGGGAGGGGGATCGGGGCCTGAACGTCGTCAGCTTTGACAGAGAGAAGTTCACGAAAGTTAACAGCCATTTTAGTTTCTCCTAGGAAAGCCCATCGCTGGGCGGGTATTAGGACAAGGCCGAAGCCCTGGCCTAAGCTCTGACAGCCTTAAAGTATTCTGCAAGGCCGGTTTCGATCGGGTAGCTTGGAAGCACTTTAGAAGGCGCCGTGTTCTTGCACTCGATAGTGCCTTGAGGGGTGGTGAAGATCTGGCGTTTGAGGTTTGACCCTCGGCCAGAGGACTGGACGAGCAGGACAGTGTTGAAGTATCTCCCGACTTTCGGGGGCAAGGCTTTGCCGAGAGTGTTTGGGTAGTAACGCTCCGGGCCGTTATCGTCTCCCATTGGTTTCATGTGGCAGTTGATCACGACGTTACATTTCACGCTCTCGTCGTAAAGCATACGGAGCATGCTCTCGACAAGGCCCTGAGCCAGGCCCCAATCGGACTGATGTGGGGGCTGGCCGAGGCGACCGTTGAGTGACAGGATGAAAGAGAGGGCTGCGTCGGACAGGAGGGAGAGGGAGTCGATTACGAGGACAGTGTTTTGATCCCAGGTTGTGATGGAACCAAGTTTGGTCTCGCCGTCGGTCCAGTCAGAAAGCATAGACGCACAACGAGGCCAGACTGACGCCTTGAACGGGATCAGCTTACCTGCGACGTTTTTCATCGGCTCGGTGATGGTGACGTAATCCACGTTCTCGATGCCGGACGAATACTTCCCGGAGGTTAGAAGGTCACGGAGAACGTCAACGCCGTTGTCCAGATCGAGGATACGGATTTTGTAGCCAGCTGCGGCGAGGGATGCAAGGGCTCCGGTCTTGCCTGATCCGGGGTCTCCGACGAGAAGGAGTTTGGTCGTGCCGGAAGAGTGATGGTTTTTGAGAGATGGCATGGAGGCTCCAGGATTTGGGGATTATTCGTCGTCTTTACTGCTGCCGTCGGCGTAGCCCTGATCGTAGCCAGAAGAATGGCCGTGCTCGTAGCCGTTTTCCCAATAATCCTCGGCATCAGACAGGATGCCCTCGATGACTGTTGACACGGCGGCGAGCTGATCTTCGGTCAGGGATTTCGGAAGGGCGGAGAGGTATTCTGCTGCCTGTTTCATCATATATCTCCTCTTACTTGCAGGGGGTCCCAAATCCGACGGGTGAAGTCGGCTTTCAGCCACTCGCCTCGGACGGAAGGCGGAAGGCTACAAATCTTGCGGAAGGGGCAACCGCCATACATTCCGCAAGCCTTGTCATTCATCGGCCAGTAATTGTTTTCCGCGTAAAGCTCCGCAGTAGCAAGGTATTGGCCGAGTTCGAAATACCATTCTTCCAGCACCGCCTCGTTCCGTGGAACGACTCCGCGTAGGAACCGGGTGAAGGACTGCGCGATCTGCGCTCCGTCAACGATGATCCCCTCGATCGGAATGTTGTAAACGATCTTCCCGGCGACAGCGTAGAGGGACATTTGATTGTCGGGGGAGAACTTGTCGAAGAAAGAGGAGTTGATTGTGGACTTGGTGGTTTTCCGGTCGAGGACGTAGAACTTGGAGGTCATGCTGGCCAGGCGGTCAAGGTGGCCGCACAGGAGCAGGCTCTCGCCTTTCCGTGACGTATAGCCCGAGTCGAAGCGGAAGGACAATTCTACCGCTGGCTTACCGTTCGCCAGTCTTACCGTTTCGATCGGGTCGTCTTTGAACTGGAAAAGATACCACATGACAGAACGCAGGAGCGTCACGCGATTTTTGTTCGGATCGTCTGAGAGCCAGGGGCGTCCTTTCTTCTCGTCCCATGTCAGCGCCAAGACCTTGCGGACAACATGGCGGAGAGCCTCGTCATAGTCCATCCCGCCGAAACGGAGATGGTCGTAGTATTCGAGGGCTGCGTGGTAGTGAAGGCCGAAGATTAGATGGACCGACAATTGCCTCGGCTGCCAGCCTTCCAGGATTGAAAGCTGGTAGTAGCGGGGGCAGGTCTTGAGTGCCCCTATGGATGTGCTGTCCCATGCGAATTGAAAGCGGGGGGAGAGCGTGGAAATTGAGCTATTTTCCGTCATCTTGATGAACTTTCACGAAGCGGTAGCCGGAGGAGATCTTTTTGTTCACGGAGTCGAGAGTGTGATGGAGGGTCAGCGTGTGGTTTATGAGTCGGTCGATGTTCTCGCAGGCTTCGTCTCCGAGCCATGTAGCGGATTGGTAACGGATATGCTCGATCAAGGCTTCGAGTTCAGCAAGGGTCATGAGGCACCTAGAAGTTGAGGGCATCGAGAATTTCGTCTGCGGAGAGGATCGGGCCTTTCTGGCGAGGAGCTTTCTTGGGCTTCGGCGTTGACTCAGATTTGGCGAACTTATCTCGGCTTTCCCAGAGATATGCCACGATCCGATCGACTTCAGCATCGGAAAGATCGGGGGCGCGGTTGATTAGCTCGTCCAGGCTGGCCGGGCTCGCTTCCGCAAGAGCTTCATTCGTCGAGGATTGAGGGGTCGAAGGGGACTGGTTTTGCATTGGACTTCCTCTTTACGTGTTGAACCCAGGCATGGACGATGAGGCGAATGGCTTTTGATCGCCCGACTGTCCGTATCCCCTGCCTGCACATCATGGCATCCACAAAGTCGAGATCTTCTGTGAATAGGTGGAGATGGACCTTCGTAGTGTCATCGGACAGACGGCCAGCCATTTAATCGTCTCCTAGAAGATCGGTCAGGGAGAAGAGCGGCTCTTCTTGACCGGCAGAACTTGCTACCTGTTGCACTCCCTTCTTCACGATCCAGATGTGAGTTGGGGAATTTGTCGGGGGACGGGAGATCTGAAGGATTTCCAAGTCCGGGTCACTCCGGCGAGCAGCGTAAAGGCGCTGGAGTGATACTTGATAATTACCTAAAAGCTCAACCTCAATTCCATGCTCGGAATGAAATGCCTCGTAAAGAATTTCAAGTTCTCGGGACATACAAGGCTCCAGAAAAAGAGACGGGGCCGAAGCCCCGTCAGTTAGGCGGCGTCGAAGAAGTCAGGGAGGATGTCCGCCGCCATCTCGCGAGTTGAGTTGATCCGGCGCTCCGCTTCCTCACGGATTTCCGGTCGGTTCTGGAGAACCTTGGAGACGTATTCCGCGATCTGCTCAGAGGTGTAGTCGGAAGGGTTCCCGCCTTTGCTGCGGATGGCGGCATAAACCTGATCCTTCGCGATCTTCTGAGCTTCCTTCATGATCGGATCGGAAGCAGCTTTGGGGGAGCGGACAACAAAGCTATAGGAGTCAGCATAGCTCTGAAAGTCCGCTCCCGCCGACGCAGCGTCAACCTCTCCCGACTTGAGGAGACGCTTTAGCTTGGACATAAGGCTCGTGCGGATGGAGTCCGCAAGAACGTGGTTGAGCTTTTCCGCTTCAAGAGCGGTAAGAACGTGGCCCTCGACAAAGGGCTGAGCGACGTTAACGGAAATCCCGTGAGGGAGATTAAGGACTCGATCTGACATTTTCGGTTTCCTATGCGGCCCCACGGGGCGGATGGTGACGGGGTTAGAATGGCATATTGTTTAGGCCATTGCAACCCCTAAAATGCGGGACTGTGAAAGAATGTTAGGTCCATTCGGAATTGTGGCCCGGATGGGCCTACCATCCTTCATTCATCAGCATAAGAACAACCATCAAGACGAACTTTATGGAGTAAGTTATTCCGATGGCGTAGATGCAGATTTGGAGGACTCGGAAGAGTTGGTCGTAGGGGTGCATGAAAGTAATCCTTCTGGTGTGACGACTATTGTTGAATTTAAGCGTGTTGCTGCGTAACATAGGAATTGTTCAAGGACAGCTGGCTCCAGAAAAACTTCGGAGTCGCCGTTACTTTGTGGGGCGCGTAGAATGAAGTGGTAGCCGTCGTGAGAGGCGTAAAGGCCGTCTCCGAGATAGGTTTCTGTTAAGTCAATCATCTTTTGCTCCGAGAAGAGAGAGGGTTTCGTGGAGGTTGTCTATGGCAGATGTTAGGTTTTTGATGACGCTCTTCGCGATCTCGAGTTCATCTTCGAGACGGGAGGCGTGGACGGAGAGGCGGTCGATTTCGTCTGCACCGAGACGCATGACGCTTTCCACGCTCGAACGGTAGTCGTAGGAGCGGAGGGCTTTGGATACTGGGTTCATCGAAGTTCCTTTCCGAGGTGAGAGGGAGAAAAATTCACTCATCATCTTTCTCCCAATGTTTAAATCGTCCACTGTTTCCTTCCCGGTCGTGGAAGAGATAGGTTATGATGCTCCACACCGTCCCTGCGACGGTGTAGCCGCCGATTACGGCGAGGGCGGTTATGAGCATTTGCTATTCCTTCGCGAGTTTTCGGATTTCCGCTGCCGCGCTAAATCCGCCAACCATTTTCTCGGCCTCTAGCGCCGCTGCTTCGATGGCGGCGTTCCAGCCGATCCGGTAGCTTTCATCAATTTCAGCAATGGCAGACTTCAATTCACTCCAGCTTAACCCATCCTTTAGGCGCTTCGCCTTCACCGCAGGGTCGAGGGCTTCACGCATTGCATCTATGCGATAACGATAGTTCTGGTCTGTTGCCTTTCCTTCCCAGTTACTTTTCCAATATGCAGACATAGCGGCCTCAATCGCGGCGTCGGACCACTCAACCATTGTCATTCTCCATTATCTTTCTTGCAATCTTCTCGACCAGCGCCCACGGGCTTTGCTCTCTATCGTGGGAGTAAATTTTATATTGTCCCATCTTTCTGTATTCGCCAGTTACGGGGTTTGCACGTGTGTAAAAAGTCCCCTCATAGTCCGACATTTTAGATAGATTGCTGACATTTAATGCCGTAGCTACGGCAATAACTTTGTCGTTTACTTTTACATAAATTTCCATCATTTTTCGTTCTCCTTATTGAGCACGGCGCGGGCGCGGCGAATGGCTCCTAGTTCAATTCCGTATATGTCAACCTCTTGCTCGTCTGGAGAACCCTTCCATTCGTTTGCCTCAAACGCAAACGGCTCAAGCGCCGCCTCCAGTTCCGCCACGCGGGCGCGGAGGCGGGTAATCTCTGAGGCGGCGGCTGCGCACAAAATGGATGGACCGGTCCCCCATCCAAGGCTCTCTTCGTGCAGACGTTTTACAAGGCTCATCCCCATCTCCATTTGTAGTAGATCCACAAAGCAACATAGCCAACCCAGACCAACCGCCAATCGAAATGCTCAATCAGCTTTTCCATCAACCCCTCCCAACACTTTGTCGATCAGCAAGACGATGGCGGCGAGATTGATCGGCCCGCGTATGATAATGTCATCTCCAGCTACCTTAATCGGCTTGGAAAACACCTCCCTCGCCGCCTTTAGCGCCTCGCGCATGGCATCCATCTGTCCGCTCTGGTCGTTTATGAACGCAACAATATCGTTGATAAGCCAGTCCGCGCGAGCCTCACTGTGCTTCCCGCGCCACATCGACTCCCATACGTCAGCGACTTTTTCGATTTCCTGCTTCCATTCTGCCGCCCGCGCGATAGCTGCGTCTCGCTCGGCTTCTGCCGCTTCGGCACGGGCTCTCCATTCATTGATTGTTTCCTGTGCTTGCGCTCTAATCTTGAAAGACTCGTCCCCGCGTTCAAGCGTCTCTACGCGCAACCGATTTATTTCCGCGTTACAGGCGCATTCCTTCGCCCACTCCTGCGCCGCCCGAAGTTCCTCGCTGAGGGCGTCGCGTTCTTCACGACGCTTTTCCGCCTTCTCAGCCAGAGCGATAGCTGCGTCTCGCTCTGCGCTCAATTGCACTTGCCAGTCAAGCAACTGGCCTATTTGCTTTTTCTGAGCGGATATGAATGCCTTGTCGTCGGCAAGCTCCGCCCGCAGCCGTTCGATTTCGCCTGCCATTTCATTCAGTAAACGAACCGCCGTTATAGGATGATGGTTTATCGGCTTAAATGCACGCGCTCGCGCTACAATGTCGTCAGTCATATCAGTATTTCAACCTCGCTTGTTGTTCCCATGACCGCGCTTCGTACTCAGCCCGTTCCGCCCGTGCGATCGCGGCATCCCGCTCATCGCGGGTCCGTTCTATCTTGGCTTCGAGGTCCGCGACGCGGGCGCGCAGCTGCACAATCTCCGCATTTCGTTCTTCTCCTGCAGCACTCATTCCACCCCTCCCAATGCTTTGTCCTTTTCAGCGAGCTTTGCCATTCGCTCAAGAGCATCAACGACACGATAATATGGCACTCCACACCGATCAGCAGTTATCGTGATTAGAAATTCTGTCGATTTATCGTCGCCAAACTCATCCCACGCAGCCATGAAAGTTTCGTCTATTTTAACATCCAAATTAAGCGTTCTCATTTTTTCCTCCCAATGCTTTGTCGATCTGCGCGGTGACTGCATCGTAGTCATCATCCGTTATCAGATCGGCGTGTTTCTTTAACACCTCCCTCGCCGCCTTTAGCGCCTCGCGGAGTTTAGTTATCTCGTCGGCGCACTCATCGGCGGCGTTCTGCATCCACTCAATAGGAGTGTCGCCTGTGTGCCCCGGCCAAGTGCAATCGTCTGACCAGCAATAAGTACTATGGAACGCTTTGCCTGCACAGGCTACGGCGCTCAGTATTTTATCGACTGGCCTGCACTCTGTTTTATCGAAGCCGTAATAATAGGCTTCCATCCTCAATTCTTCGTCGCTCATGTTAGTATTTTAACCTCGCTTGCTGTTCCCATGATCGTGCTTCTTGCTCGGCCTTCTCTGCCCGCGCGATAGTTGCGTCTCGCTCAACTTGTGCAGCCTCGACTTGTAACAGTCGGTCGTATGCTAGGCTTTTCATGGCGGCAAGCTCCGCCCGCAGCCGTTCGATTTCGTCGGATGCCTTTCTCAAGACTATGTTTTTCTCGTAGACAACCACTCCGTCGAATGCCGCGCGTATTTGTATGAGAATGTCGTCAGCCATGGTCACAATCCCCAAACAATGCAGGCAAGCGCCAAAAAGAACAGGACATATACAGCGACATTTGCCGTTTCAGTCCCTTTCGGGTGAGTTGCGTAAGCTGCGATGAACACAGTGCACAGGCATAGGATTGATAAGGCTATGGCTCGCATCACTCGCTCTCCTTCAGACCCATCCGCGCGCCATGCCAAAGAGCACCCAATTGTCGTAGCCGGTGCGGATGCCGATGCACATGCTGTAGTGGCGCTCGACACGCCACGCATTCACGAGGAACCTAGCAAACCGCACGACTGGCAGACGATACGGCCACGCGGCTTTAGGCGGCGGGCTCCAGTCATAATTATGACCGTATGCTAACCACATCTCCTCGGTGCTCACTTCAATGGTGTCGTCAGCCATTGATGCTCTCCTTCAAAGCCTGCCAGTCACTTTCGCCACTACGAATTGCTTCGTTTATTTTCTGCGCTAGTTCAAACGCTCTTGCCTTTCTAGTGTCGTCGCTTTCGAACAAGCGCGGTGAGAAAGAGATTATGAGGTGGTGCGTTGTCCCAACCACAAGATATACGCCCCAAGAAAGGGCTTTTTGAGCATAGGCTCGCATCACTTGCTCTCCTTTATGGCTCGGATGGCGGCGGCGCACTCGCTACCGCAAGCTGGCCTATCCTCAATGTGCTTTGCGTAATCGTCTAATTCTTCGCACTTTCGCGCACACTCCTCGATGACGTTGGCTATGGCGGCGTCGGCTTCGCTATTGCCCTCAAATCGCGCTATAGCAATTGCGCGATCCACGCGCTCTCGGAGAGAACCTTCAGGCTTTGCCTGCTCCGCTTCGCGCTTGCCGCGATAGATCATTGCCCCGTAGGCTTCGTGATCGTCAGTCATTTTCATCTCCAATCTTACTCAGCATCATTGACAAGTTCATCGCTTTCCATCCCGCTTTGATCTTGGTGATGTGACGGGAGACGGAGGAAGTGGATAGGTTCAGAAGCTCTGAAATCTCTACTCCTGTTATGCCAGGGTATGTGACGAGGAGTTTTCGGATTTTGTTTCGATTATCCTGGCCTTTCTTTGTGCTGTTCATTTTAGACTCCTAGGAACTCAGAAATCTGGATGATGGATTGCATTTCCAGATTGAATTGGGCGAAGAGGGAAAGGTCTGCGAACTCATGGCCCCCGTCATATGTGAGGAGTTTGTTTGGGACTTTCATGTTGCTGAGGCGGGCGTGAAGAGCGTAGGCTTGAGTGATTGGAACGGTGGCGTCGGCTGTGCCGTGGATGGAGCAGGTTGGGGGGAAGGTATGGGTTATGGAATAGAGGGGGGAAGCGTTTTTGTAGAGTAGGGGACAGTCTGCGTAGGTTTTTCCGCCGAAGATGGCTAGGGATTTGAGAAGGTCGGGGAAGGGAGGACGAGTTAGATCGGAGGGGCCGAACATGTTAAGGACTGCTGCGGGAATGATGAGGGAGCAGTGTGCTGCACTTAGGGACATGGCGAGATGTGCGCCAGCGGAGTCTCCGGCAACAGCGGTTTTGTGAGTGAAGAATTTTAACGCTTGGGCATTCTTCCAAAGCCAGGTGAGGGCCGATTGGCAGTCTGTTAGCTGCGCGGGCCATTGCGTCGCTGTATCGTTCATCTTCGCGAGGCGGTAGTTGAGAGCGAATACGTGAAAGCCTGCGGCGTTCCACTTTTTTGCTCTCCCTTCGTAAACGAACTTGTCTCCCTCCTGCCAGCCGCCCCCGTGGATAAAGACGATGGCAGGGTGGAAGGCGCCATCAGATAACAAATAAGCATCGAGGGTCTGCTCGGGGTGCTTTCCGTAGGAGATGTTTTTGTGGGTGGTTGTGGGGGGCTGCCAGATTTTGAGGGCTGACGCGGCGAGCTTGAGGAAAAGCATGGTTATCTCCATTTTGAGAGGGCTTCGAGACGGCCCATCAAGCGGACGGGCTTTACCACTGGCTTAGGTAGGGGCTTAGGCGTGGGCTTGCAGTCGAGGCCAAGAGCCTTGCGGTGCTCAGCCTTTCGCTTCGCTGCTTCGAGAGCTTTTTGCAAACGCTTAGCCTCTCGTGCTTGCGCTCGGGCAGTCTTTTGTGCCTCACGTTCGGCCAGGCGAGCGGCTTTAAGCTCGGCGCGTTGTGCGGCCTTGACAGCTCTTGCCTCGGCCTTGGCGTTGGCCTCTGCGCTGCGTTTGCGGGCGGCGTAGGCTCGTTGTTGCGCGGCGCGTCGGGCCAGGAACTCGGGGTCGGCCTTGAGTCGGGCGTAGTAACGGGCATAGACGGCGGCTGCGCGGGCTTTGTGCTTTGCCACGTATTCTTCGACCGTGTAACCGGGCGGGGGAGGGAGCAGGCCCTTACGACGAAGGCGTTGGCGTTGGCGGTCGGCCTTCACTTTTTCCGGGTTTGCCTTTGCCCACGCCTTGCGCGTTTCGGGGTCGTGCTTTCGCGGCGCCTCTCCACGCGCCTTGCGGCGTTCCCGATAGGCCCGGCTTTGTTCGAGATAGGCTTCGCGATTGGCCTCGCGCCATCGTTTCGTATAGGCAGATTTTGCTTTCCGGCGTTCTTCGGGAGTTTGAACCATGGCCGCGTTCCTAGAACAAGTCTGCGATTAGGGAGTCAAGGTCGGAAAAGGCTTTGGCCGGAGGCGCGGCCTTTGGCGGCTGGAGGCCGAACTCCTTCTCCGCCACGCCTTCGGGATCGACAAGCCAGCGTTGCCAGAAGGCCGGAAATTCCGCGAGCGGAATCTCGATGACCTTGCGGGTTGAGGCGTTTTTGCCTGCGGAGAAAAAGCCGGAGATTTCCAAGACGTTGGACTCGGGAGTTCCGCGTGGCACGACGTAGAGGCCAGGGATTATGGACTTGCCGAACGCCGGAACGTCGGGGGCGAAGGCAGGGAGGGAGGCGACGAGTGGCCTCTCGGGGTCGAGGAAGTGCATCACTTGTGCTCGTGGAAGGAGGAAAGATGGGGGAACATGCGGGACGGGTGATCAGAGCTGTGCTTTTCATTCCTGAGAAAGACTGCCACGAAGTCAGCCCAAACGTCGCCGGATGGCGCGGTTGTGAAGGACTCCAGAAGGGTGCAGGAGAAGCCTTTGTGTCGGCCCCACTTCACGAGTGCCTCGGCGGCGTCAGGGTAGAACCGCCAGCAGTCCACGGGGTAACGGTGAACCGGGCCATTAGATGGGGCATTAAGATAAAACAATCCGTTCGGCTTCAAGAGCCTCATGATTTCGAGAAAGGTCTGCCAGAAGAACTCCGTGTGCTCGAAGGCGGAAGTGGAGAGGATTATGTCGCAAGACTCGGATGGGAGTGGTATGCGGTAGGGGTCGGAGAGAACGTAATCCACGTTCGGGCCAGGCTCTACGTCCACGCCGAGATAAACGCAGTCTGGGAAGAAGGGTCTGAGGCTCCCGTTAACGTCGCGGGAACCGATCTCGAGGATTGTGTTGCCAGGGCGAACGTAGGTATTGGCAAAAAGGGCTGCGTTGGCATAAGCAGTGGTGTGCATGGGGATTATCCTGCGTTGAAGGAGGCGCAAATGACGGAGGGGGAAGTGAATGAGGGTGCGGCTTCTCCGAGGTATTTCACGGAAATGTCACCAGACTGGTTCGGCCAGTCAGGCCAGAAGTTTGTCTCGTCTGGATTAATGCGGAGCAGCTTCCCACTCCATGTGCTTCGGGGGTGGATCGTGCTGGCGTCGATCGCGTCCTCTGCCACGACAACACAGGAGTCGTAAACGTCGTAGCCGTCGATCACAGACTGGGAAAGGAGGAAGAGTTTCATGTTAAGCCTCGAAGGTTTTGAGGTCGGCCAGAAGGAGGGTGTGTTTTGAGCGGGTTTCGATTACGTATTGGAGGTTGGCTTCTTGCAAGAGTGCCGCCTCGGACTTGGCGAAACGAGAAGGGAGTCTCCAGGGGTCCAGGTGGAGGACTGTTTTCCACTCCAGGCCCTTGGACTTGTGCCCGGTCGCGAGGGTGACAAGGCCGGTGTCGCGGGAGAAGAAAGACTCGATCTCAGAAAGCAGGTCTTTCACGGTTTCGGGGTGGCGCGCGTCGATGACTGCTGCGATGCACTCAGCCCGGTCGTTTATCGACTCGACTTTGTTCAGGTCGTCGTTGGCCTCGGCTTTTGAGGTCTCGGACAGGCGCCATTCTATCAGGACTTGAACAAAGTCCTTAACTGGAAGGGAAAGTTCTGGAGAAAGTTTCTTGCACAAAGACTTGAGGCCCTTGCCTATGTCTCTTCCGAGCATCTTCACACCGATGCCACGGCGGAGGAGTTTGAAAGCGAAGGAGACGAGGGGCGCGTTGTTGCGGCATAGAACGGCAATATCGTTGCCGTGTGCTTTAACGTCATCCCAATCCCATGGGCTTGGCAGGGTCTGGACAAGGCCCGGCGGGTTGCTTTCCGCCGCGCGGTAGAACGGGGCGTGAGGGTGCTGGCGGGACACGATGGCCTTCGGGCAACGAAAGGTCGTGTTGAGGGGAAGTTCGATCCAGGCTGGGCGAAGGGCTTTGAGGTTGGTCATGCTGTTGTGGTCGGCCCCGCGAAAGGCGTAGATTGCCTGCTTAGGGTCGCCTACGGCGATGAGCTTTCCGGCGCAGCACTTCTTCAGCATCTGGTGGTTGAGGGGGGACAAGTCCTGAGCCTCATCGACAAGGACCGTGTTGAATCTGGGGAACGCGCCGGAGAATACGACGGGGAGGTAGATCTGGTCGTCGAACGAGATTGTGCCTTTCATCCCTTCCTCGATTGAGGAGATAAGGATCTGCCTTGCGAGCTTCCGCTCGTCGTGTGTAAGCTCCAGGCCGAGTTCCTCGTCGAGGGATAGCCAGTTGTCGGGGGTGTCTGGAAGGAGGCCCTTGGCGTGCTGGAATTGGGAGGGGACAAGGCCGCGCTGCATGGCGAGGACGACGAGCGTTCGGATGGAGGCCCATTGATCCTTGGATTCTTTGAAGGGCTTGAGGGCTTCAGTTGTAAGCCTTCCGATCTTGTTCCCGTCGATCATCATCTGCTTTTTGTTGATGGTGAATGACCATGCGCGGTGGCCGAGCCCGTTCATTGTCATGACGGAGAAGTTCGGGGGGAAACGCTTTTCGAGTTCTTCTTTGATCTTCTTATTAAACGCTAGTGCAAGGGCTGGCTCGCGGGGGAGGGCTTCGGCCAGCATGACAAGGGTTGTGGTTTTGCCAGTCCCGGCAAGGGCGTTGATGATAAGGGACTCGGGGCGGGAAGCGGCCTCGATGATGGCGAGTTGTTCGGGGGTCGGTGTCATAACGAAGGTTCCTTATTTGACCCGGTTCGGGTCGGTTGAGATGCAATAGACCATGAGGCCGGGCTGGCCGTTGTGGACTTCTTTCCGGGTTTTGATTTTGAACACTGAATTGTGTTTCTCGCGGTAACGTCTTGCAGCGTTCAAGACGATGACGTTACTTGCAGGGGCAGGAATGAAGAAGGCGTCTCCGGGTTCGAGTTCGGGAAATGGATAGAGAGTCTGCGGTGACGGGGGGATAAGCCCCCGCCCTCGAAGAATGTCATATGGCGAATTTGACATTGGGCTTCCCTGCGCCGTTGAATGAGAGGGTGGCAGGCCAGCCGTCAAGGAGGAAGCCCTCGCCGGAGACTGAGGCTTCGACGTTGTGAGCTTCGATCCGACGGGCGATCGGGTCTTGGAGTGTCGCGGCGTGTTCCTTCGGAATGTAGCCGATATGCCAGAAGCGCTGCTCCATGAGCGAGTCAATGTCCTGGCCCATGCCGGGGAGGGTGTAACGCAGTTCTTCAAGCGCGTCGTCGGGGATGGTCTTGGCGTCGATCCAGACTGCGACGGCGTTCGCGTCGTAGGGGTTGGAAGGCTCGGGCCGGAGTTCGAGGGGGTGGCTGGTCGGCAGGGCCTGGATGATGGCCTTGGCCGGGGGGCGGAAGTGGGCGCCGACGAGATCAAGAGTGTGGACGGTCATTGAGGGACTCCTGTTGGGGAAAGGGAGTTGATGATGGAATGGAAGATTGCGAGCTGGGTTTCGATCGTGACGGATGATCCGGTCTGGATTTCGACTTCTTCTCCAAGGTTGCAAGCGAAGATGCAGATGATGCCATGGCCGGGGGCCAGGATTTTGAGGATTTCGACCGCCTGATCGAGTCTGGCTTTGTCGGCGGGGGAAAGGCTATTCATTGGGGGAGCCTTTGGCTTGGCTTGCGCGGCCACGGCGACCGGCAAGGGCTGCGAGGGCGTGGTCGCGGGCAAAGCCTCGAAGTTCGGGGGCGACGGCGAGGCCGCCCTTACGACCGGCTTCAGCTGCAAGGCCGGGGCGGGAAGCAAAGGTCCGTTTGTGTGCCGGAACCGCCTTGCCGCCCATGGATGCGATCTCGCGCTGACGGGCGGGGTCCATGGCGGCGAAGCCGACAGGCTTAGTTTCTTCTGACATTGTATAGCTCCTGCATGATGAAAGAGATTACTTTTTTGATCTCGGCTGGTGGGAATGGGGGGCGGCGAGATCGCTCCGCCCGAGTCCAATAGGCCAAAAGGCCGCGAAGGTAGGTTTCCCGCTGGGAAGGGGGAAGGCCAGCGCAATATGCGCTGGCGTATTTGATGACGGCGGAAGGGGTCACGAAACGATCTCGCCTTCGAAGGTGAGGGATGGAAGCTGGAGGGCTGCGGCCACGGGCCGAGACTCGATGAGGGGGAGGATTGCGGAATAGGCGGAACGAAGGGCCGCCTCGGCGGTCGGGCCAGACTTGCTGATCTTGATCTGCGTCCCGGAGGCTTCCAGGGTGACGGTGATGTTCCAGCGTTCGTCGTCGGAGGTGTATTTGTAGGTCGAGCGGTAGAGGGCGATTTCGGCGTTGAGGCTGGAAAGGTGGGTGAAGATGTTATTCATGAAAGTGACTCCGGTTTGGCCCATAGGGGCGTGAGTTGGGGGTGGGTCAGAGGTCAAAGCTATCAAGCAGTGAGTCGATAGTGTCGAGGGTTGCGAGTTGGGGCTTCTCCTTCTTCTTCGGGGCGTTGGTCTTGAGCCATGAGTCGATCACATGCTGGACTGGCATGGACGGCATGGCAATGGCTTGCGGGGCGGTCGCGCCGAGCATCTCGCGTTCGCGGAGAAGGCGGAGCAGCGCGGCCATGCCGCCGGGAGTGGCCGGGAAGGAAAGTTCAGTTGTGTAGCCTTTGGAGGCGCGGAGCTGGAGGAAAATGTAATCGCCCTCGGAATAGATGGCGGAAGCGGAATGGGCGGGGGGAGTGCGGGACATGAGGCAGGCTCCAGAAGGTTGGCCGGGTTAGGCCATGGGATATTGTTGCATAGGTATGACGGGATTGCAAGGGGTTTAACGTGTGCTGGATGGATTGAATGGGAAACTGCCCTCGAAGTTCGCCCTCGAAGTTTGGGCTTGGGGGTCATTCGCAGAATAGGGTGTAGAGGATGCCCTTCGGGCAGTAGCGGAGGCGCTCGGTGTCGTCCCAGATCAAAAGGTATTCTGCGAGGATGAAGAGGCGGAGAGCGAGGTGGAGGAAGATGTGGAAGGAGAGGAAGAAAAGGGCGAAGAAAAGGAGGAAGAGAATGCCCATTGGGGGCTCCGTTAGGTTAGAAGGAGGGCAATTGCGGTGATGGCTGCACCGGCGATGGCAGCGCAGAGGCAATCGGCTAGGAGGGAAGCGTTTTCTTTGGACATTGGAGTCTCCGGGAAAGAGGGGGCTCCGCCCCCTCGGGTTAGCGGTCGCGAGCGAGATCCTCGTCGTATTCGGGAGCGTGCTCGGCCTCTTCGATGGCTTCGAGCACTGCGTCGTCAATGGCCCGGCTGTTGGCCAGGACCTGGAATAGTTTTCCGGTGGCTTTGAACTCTGGATAGGAGCCGGGGGCATCGAGCTGGAGGGTAATGGACTCGATCTCGAACTCGGGTGGCTCGGGAGGGAAGCAGAACTCCGGGGGGCCATAAGTGCGACCGGGGTGGCCGAGGTAGGTTATGGAGAAGGTGGCCGAGAGGATGAAGTCAAAGCCCATGAAGTTAGTGCTGGTTTCGATGTAGTGGTGCATGGAGAGGCTCCGTTAGTTGCAAGGCCAGATGTAGGGAAGGTCGGGGGTTTCGGTCCAGCCGAAGCGGCCATAGTGCTCCGGGGCTTTGCGGAGGAGATTGGAACGGTGTGCGGCGTGAAACGCCTCGTCTCCGAACCAGAATGGATAGGTTATCTGCTCGGAGAAGAAGGGGCGGATTTTTTCATAGCAGGTGTCACGGTAGCCGCGTGCGGTCCAGGCATTGCAAATAGCGAGGCCGTAAGCTGCGAGGGCCGGTTCGAAGCCGCGCCACATCTTGGCAGCGGGGTGGTTGGACCAGCCAGACTTTTGGCCGGAAAGGGCTTGCAAAAGCTGCAAGACCTCGACCCGCAGCTTGCCGAGGCGTTGGCGGTCGAGGCAGGAAGCTGAGACGGTGAATGAGGGGAGAGGAAGGAAGGTTTGCATCAGACAGTCTCCTTGAAGAGGGCCTCGCGGAATTTGGCAGGGGAGAAGGAGGGATTGGCAGACTTGAGGGTTAAGATGATGGAGTCGCAGAGGGCGCGCCAAGCAGGGTCTGGCATGAAGGCGCGAGCATTGGATAGGGCGGAGGCAATGGCTTGGTAGTGCTTGCGGGACATGGGAGGCTCCGGGTTAGACGCGGCGGGAGGGGAAGAGGATGGCAGGAAGTAGAGTCTCGACGTAAGCGCATTTGCCGCAGGCGTATTCGTGGAATTTTGCCTGGGCGAAGTCGTTGGCCTCGGTGTAGGAAGTGAAGGGGCCGAAAGTTAGGCGCTCGTTGCCGAAGTTGAGCTGGATGACGGCGAGGAAGAGGTCGGTAGGTTGCATGGGAGACTCCGGGTTGGGGGCTCGAAGATTTCAAATGGACTCGGTGATGGGAAGGGCTGAGGCCATGGTGGCGATCCAGACGTCGAGGTCGGAAATGCAGCGCTGAGCGTCGGCGCGGGTCCGCTTGTAGGTCTGGCCGGTGTAGGGCTTGGCGCTTGCAAGGCCGAGAGTTAAGGTCCAGCCGCGAGTTGGGCGGATGGCCCCGTCAGTGCGGAGGTAGAGGCGAAGGGCCGAGCGAATGGCCTTGGCGCGGAAGTAGGATACGGCGTCTGGGCCAACGTAGGAGGTTCCGGCGGGAGAAGAGTGGATGTAGGACTCGGTCATTGAAGTGCTCCGGGATTAGTGTTGGAGGAGGTCTTTGAGTTCAGCTTTAATTCGCCGCGCGTCCTCGCCTCGCCAGCCGGAGGCGTTGGAGAGGAAATAGGCGATGACGGAACGGGCGGAGTCGGCGCCGTAGGAGTCGGTAATGTGCGCTAGCCCGAACATGGCGTGGAGATAGGGCGCGGCGGAAGGGGATGGCTTTGGCCAGGTGCGTTGGATTTCAGAGGCGATCTGGAAGATGAGTCTTTGCCGGGGCATTGGATTGGCTCCTTTAGAGGACGTCTTGAGCGAAGTAGGTGAGGAAGTCGGGATAGACTGCTGTAGCGCAGAAGGCTTCGGCCTTGGCGCGGGTGCGGAATGCTGCGATTGGAAAGCCGTTGCGAAGAACGATATAGACTGTGGACATTGGGGGACTCCGTGGTTTGCAGTCTGATCACTGCTGGAAAGGGGCGCTTGCGCGTCCCCTTCTAGCAGGGGTCAGAAGAGGTCTGCGAGGTCGTCTATTGTTGCCAGTCTTGTGGGTTTGCCTCGGCGGAGGCCGCAGCGCTTGGCCGCGTCGATGACGGCGGGGTGATCCGGCCCCCAGATGTTGCGAAGCGACGCGAGGTAAGAAGTTTCGGTGAGAGCCCAGCCTTGTGGGGTCATTTGGCCGCAGGATGAGGGCCAAACGTCGATCGGGAAGTTCTGGAAAAGTTCCCGGTTGCCGGGGGACTGCGCGTCGTAAAAGCGCCAGCGGGAAAGGCCGTCAGCGCGAGACATTTTAGGAACGTATTTGTCGTTAGAGATGTTGGTCATGACGAAGGTTCCATAAGGCTGGAGGGGACGGGCCAGAGGCCCGTTGGTTAGAGGCGTGGCCAGTTGTTGTAGGTGAGGCCGTCGAAGAGGGCGCAAGTGAGCTGGGCGCATATGTCGGAAGGGGAAGCCCCGTCCCGCTCCATCGAACGGACTATTTTCAAGAAAGCGGCTTGGGTTTTGCCGTCGGGGGAGAGGATGTTGATTGCGGAAAGGAGGTGTTGGAGGGCGTCGTTGTAGTTAGGGCTGGTCATGGAAGGCTCCAATAGTTTGTGGGGGCACGTATGCCCCCAGATGTTGGGCTTAGAGGTCGGCCCGATAGGTCAGGGAAATGTCCGAGTCGTCTTGGAAAAGAAACTCGATCATGTCGGGGTCGGTTTCATCGACTCGGAAGAAAAGCGCCGGGTCGAGTTCCTGTGCGAACCGCACGATCTCCCAAAACGGCACGGCCTCGCCGGTTTCGTCGATCCGGGAGTTGATGAAGGTGGAAAGCTGCTTTGCGTGTTGCATTGGGTGACTCCGTTAAGTGCGCCAGATATGGCGAAGCGGGCCGGAATGGCCACGGGATATTATGGCATAGGCGGGGCGGCATGGCAAGGGGGTGGATTTGGTAATGGGTTCAAGGGGTTAGGACCATGCGGGCGTCGATTTGGCATGGCCCTAACACACTTCTATATATGGGCCGTATGCGGGGGCGCGTTGCGCCGGTTAGAAAAGCCCGTCGTCAGCACTTTCGGCATTGGGGCTGCCCGTAGGGCAATCGTCGGGGTGTAGGGGTTGGGAATCGTCTGCCGGGTCGTCGTAGAGGGCTGGCATATTATACTTTGCTCTCAGGGCGTCGAGTTCGAGTTTACGGAGGGTGAGGGGCGAAAGCAGGTCCTCGCGGTAATCCTTCATCTCTTCGGCTTTCCGGGCGTCTGCGATGGCGGAAGAAAGGGGCTTGGAGAGCCGAAGGCTCGTTGGGGTTCTGGGCGTGTAGGAGGCGGTCGTTGCGGCTTCGAGTTGGTGCTCGGGGGTGTTGACGAAGCGGGACTGGCCGGTTAGGCTTTTCCGCCGCGCGTATGCGGCTGTCCGTTGGTTTTTCTTGTAAGCTGATTTGAAATGCCGTTCTTCCGCCGCGAGGTTTTGAAGGTCTGCGGAAAAAGATTGGGTGTTGAGGAATTGGATTGCCTGGATCGTTTCGAGGAGTTCTTCGCGGGATGGGGCAGGCGGAAGCCCGCCGATTAGGGCGTGGAGTTGGGATTGAAGCATGTTGAGCCCGTCTGAGGTTTTGCGGAAGTCGGTTATGAGGGAGATCATTCGGTCTTGAGAGATCGGCATGGCCTAGTTCCTTTCCAGAAGGTTAAAGTTTACGCGAAAGGCTTGTGGCATGGAAGAGGCTCCTTGATTGTGCCCAGCATGTTGGGTTGGCGGGGCGGGTTATAAAGACGGCTGTTTTGCGGTTCCGCCCGTAGGGCGGACTTTATATGCCGTCATTATGCACGCCATACGGCCCGTTGTGTAGGGGGTGTTTTGAAAAGTAACCCCTTGCTCTCCCGGTAGGGTGTAGGGGTGGGTCTAACCTTCTACTCCCTACTATCTC